ATGCCTTTTACTAAGTATACAAATCTAGACTTTGATCAGATAAAGTCATCCATCAAAGATTATCTCCGTGCAAATTCTAATTTCACTGACTTTGATTTTGAGGGATCTAACTTTTCGGTCTTAATCGACACGTTAGCATATAACACATATATCACAGCATTCAACTCAAATATGATTGTGAATGAATCCTTTTTGGATTCTGCAACTCTTAGAGAGAATGTTGTATCATTGGCAAGAAATATTGGTTATGTGCCTCGCTCTAGAACCTCTGCAAGGGCACAAATCTCATTTTCGGTGCAAAGACCTGACGGAGATTCATCCGCGCAGGTGACCCTTAGTAGAGGTCTTGTATGCACTGGAACTAGTTCCAACAGTAATTTTGTATTTTCAATACCAGAAGATATTACCAGAAATTTTGTTGATGGGGTAGCAACTTTTGACAACATTGTAATCTATGAAGGAACATATTTAACAAAGCAATTTTTATATGATGGATCTCTCGATCAAAAATTTATCCTCAATAACTCTTTTATAGACACTTCTACTCTTAAAGTATACATTAAAAAAGAAAATGATAGTGGTATAGGAATTGAATATTCTTTGGTTGATAATATTGTTAATGTAAAATCAAATTCTCAAATTTATCTTATACAGGAAGTGCAAGATGAAAAGTATCAATTACTTTTTGGGGATGGATTAATTGGAAAAAAACTTGGAACTGATAGAAATTCTGATGGCAATATCATAACGGCAAATTATATCGTATCAAACGGTTCTGATGGCAATGGAGTTAGTAATTTTTCTCTTGCTGGAAGTTTTTTAACCTCTGATGGGAACAATATTAATCCATCTACGATAGCAATCACTACGAATCAGAAATCTCAAAATGGATCTGAGATAGAATCGATTGATTCCGTTAGATATTTTGCTCCAAAAATATATTCTGCACAATCAAGAGCAGTTACTGGTCGTGATTATGAAGCAATTATCAAAATGATCTACCCAGACACCGAATCTGTAGCAGTTGTTGGTGGAGAAGAGATGGAACCACCACAATTTGGAACTGTAAACATCAGTATAAAACCAAAAAATGGAACTTTTGTCTCAGATTTTAATAAATCTAGAATTTTATCACAATTAAAACAATATACAGTCTCTGGAATCAATCAAAAAATTACAGATTTGAAAATTCTCTATGTTGAAATTGATTCTTCCGTTTATTATGACTATTCTCGAATATCAACTGTCGAGACACTCAAAACAAATGTTCTTAATTCTTTAAATGAGTATTCGAACTCAGTGGATATTAATAAATTTGGTGGTAGATTCAAATATAGTAAAATTCAACAAATTATTGACAACACAAATACAGCAATAACTTCAAATATCACCAAAGTAAAAATTAGAAGGGATTTAAAGGCAGTAATAAATCAATTTGCCCAGTATGAACTATGTTATGGAAACAGATTTCATGTAAATAGTGGTGGATATAATATTAAATCAACCGGTTTTAGAATTGCAAATGATTCCGATGTGGTTTATTTGACAGATATTCCCAATCTTGACGGAAGAACGGGAGTTTTATCAATTGTGAAACCACTCGATAGTCAAAATATAAAAGTTGTTGTAAAATCAGCAGGAACAGTTGATTATATGAAAGGTGAGATAAATCTCAATACAATAAAAATTGTTTCGACGGAACTTCAAAATAACATTATTGAAGTTCAGGCATTTCCAGAGTCAAATGATGTAGTTGGACTTAAAGATTTGTATCTTAATTTTAACGTCTCTACAAGTGCAATAAATATGGTGAAGGATGTTATTGCATCAGGAGATGAAATATCGGGAACGGTATTCAATAGAGATTTTTACACATCAAGTTATCTAAACGGAAATTTAATAAGAGAGTAATATGATAGAAACTGGATTTGAATCTAGAGTTAAGGTTCAACAACTTATCGATAGTCAGTTACCCGAATTTGTTTTGGATGAAAATCCAAAATCGGTAGAATTTTTAAAGCAATATTATATTTCTCAAGAATATCAAGGTGGTCCAACTGATATTACAGATAATTTAGATCAATATCTAAAACTTGATAATTTAACACCTGAAGTAATAGTTGACACTACACGCACTACATCAGGAATTACCTCTACGGACACTACAATCGCCGTAAACAGCACTAAAGGGTTTCCTAATGAATATGGTCTCTTTAAGATAAACAATGAAGTTATAACCTATACTGGCGTAACTACAAACTCATTTACTGGTTGCCAACGTGGTTTTAGTGGCATCACTTCATATCATAGTGATTTAAATCAAGAAGAACTTGTATTTTTAGATTCTTCAAGAGAAGATCACTCAAAAGATGATGTAGTTCATAATTTAAGTTCTCTATTTTTAAAAGATTTTTATAAAAAATTAAAATTTACTTTTGCTCCTGGTTTAGAAGACGTTGATTTTGTCAAAGAATTAAATGCTGGAAACTTTATAAAAGAAGCAAGATCATTTTATCAGTCAAAAGGAACTGATGAATCATTTAGAATTTTGTTTAATGTTCTCTATGGTGCAACACCTAGAGTAGTTAATTTAGAAGAATATTTAATTAAACCATCTTCTTCAAATTATGTGAGAAGAGAAGTTGCTATTGCTGAAGTTATTAGTGGGGATCCATCAAAACTTGTTGGTCAAACGATAGTAAAATCTACTGATTCAGGAACAACTGCTGCGATATCAGAAATAGAACCATTTACAAGAGAAAATAAGCAATATTTTAAACTTTCTCTTTTTGTTGGATATGATGATTCTTCAACTATTGAAGGAACTTTTAATATAACTCCTAGCACAAAAAATATTGAAACTGTTGCTATTGGCGCATCAGTAATTACTGTTGATTCCACAATAGGTTTTGCACAGACTGGAATGGTTATATCTGGTATTAATAGTATCAGTTATACAGATAAAAGCATTAATCAATTTATTGGATGTACTGGAGTCGGTGCCACGATTTCTGCCGCAAGTAATATAAGATCTGATCAAATTTATTTTGGATTTGAAAATGGAGATCCGGACAAAAAAGTTGAAATAAGATTGACCGGAGTATTGTCGAAATTTATTCAAATATCCGAAGAACTTAGTGCTTCTGAAAATGATATTATTTCAGTAAAAAATATTGGAGATTTAATTGAAAATCCTACCATTGGAGAAAAAACAAATAAAGAAATTTTCGCCAACTCTTGGATTTACAATACTAGTTCAACTTTTGAAGTAGAAAGTTTTGGTGTTACCTTAACATTAACGTTAAAAAGTGAAATTGACAAATCTAGTTTAAAGAAAGGTGATAGTATTGAAATTATTCAAAAAGGTGGCAGTGACGACGGAAAGGTCGTATACCCAACAACAACCACTCCATCAAGTGTAATTGACATTTCTCCGGATAGAAAATCTATTAGTTTAGATAATTTTACATTTAATGCGGATAGTTCTGTAGATTATGGTTTGAGAAGGAAAATTAATAAAGTTAGTAGCGAATTTACTCCGATTGAATTTGGAAATGATGTAATTACCGGTGATGTGCAAAATGTCTATACCGATTTAGATGGAAAACATGCTTATGTTGCATCCAATTCTTTACCATCAAAAACACCGGGGATAACCACATCATTTACCTATGAAATAACTAAAAAAATTAACTCTGCTTCTATTGATTCTGAAACAAGTTTAGGTGATCGCAATAGTTCAAATAATTTTACAACTATAACTTTTGCAGATGATGCTCCATTCGTCACTGGAGATAGAGTTTTTTATAAGCCAGATGGAGATCCTCTTGTTGGTTTAATTGAAGGATCTTACTTTGTAGAAATTTTACCAACCAATAAGAAAAAAATTAAGTTATACAATTCTAGAGTTTTTGTCGGAACAGAAAGTTACTTAACATTTTCAACTCCATCCTCTGGAATTGGAAAACATACTTTCACATTATTTGAACACAAATCTGGCGAAATTGCTCCACAAAAAATATTTAAAAAATTCCCCCTACCTCCCAATAACAAAAATGGAGTTAATGAATTAACTGAACCAGATAATTCAACTGGGATGTTGATTAATGGTGTAGAAATCATTAATTACAAATCTAATGATGTTGTATATTATGGTCCATTAGAGTCAATAAGTGTTTTAAATGGTGGACGTGGATATGATGTAATCAATTTGCCCAATTTAGTAGTTTCTGCTGGATTTGGATCCACGGCACTGTGTCGTCCAGTGATTCAAGGATCTATTGAAAGAATTGATGTTGATGTTTTAAATTTTGATATTGATTCTGTAGAGTCAGTAAAAATAACAGGTGGTAATGGTAGTGGTGCAAATCTTAACGCGATTGTTCAGAAAAGAGTTAGAGAAGTATTTTTTGATGCACAACTAACAGCAGATAATGGTGGAATTGATAATAATACAAATCAGATTACATTTTTAACTGATCATAATTTTATTAATGGTCAAGAGGTAGTGTATGATTCCAATGGAAATCAAGGAATAGGAGTTGGAATCGGAACTTCTTCTCTAGTTGATTCGGCAGTTTATTATGCAAAGGTTGATAATAATACTACTATTCAAATATTTGAAAGTTTTGATGATTATTCTTCAAACACAAATGTTGTGGGATTGAGCACCCTTTACACGGCAGGTGTTCATAAATTTAAAACTAATGATAAAACAAAAACCATATCTTCAATTGATGTTATTGATGGTGGAAGTGGATATACCAATAGAAAACTAATTGTTAAACCAAGTGGAATATCAACATCAAAAGATGTAATTAACTTTATAGATCATGGATTTAATGATGGCGATGTAGTTTTGTATTCCTCTGACGGAACACCAATTACTGGATTAACAACATCAACAGGAATAACAACCACATCTGTTCAATATAAAATTATAAAAATTGATGATGATTCTTTTAGAGTTGCAGATATTGGAGTTGGAGGAACATCTCCATCAAATTATGAAAGAAAAAATTATTCCAAATTAGAATCAACTGGAGTTGGATATCAAAATTTTGCATTTCCGGATATTACAGTTTCATTGGAATTTACTTCCACTGGATTGGGAACAGATACACAAAATAGATCAGTTATAGCAACTCCTGTAGTGAGAGGATCATTAATTGATGCATATGTTTATGAAACTGGAATTGGTTATGGATCTAGCACGATTAACCTTGAGAGAAAACCACTAATCACCATACAAACCGGTAGAGATGCTCAATTAAAACCCATTATAATTAATGGATCTTTTAATTCTGTAAATGTTCAATTTGGAGGATTTGAATATTTTTCAGCTCCAGAATTAGAGGTATTTGATAATAGTGGATCTGGATCTGGAGCAATATTGCGACCAGTAATATCATCTCAAGGTAAGATAACAGATGTTAAAGTTATTAATGCTGGAATAGGATACTCCGCTGCTTCAACTGGAATCAAAGTTTCGCCTAAGGGATTTGGAGCAACATTTGATACAACTATTAGAAAATTAAGAGTAAATAATATCCATAAGTACGGAAATGAAATACTCAAAGAAAGGAACGATAAACTGCAATACAACATATGTGGATATTATGATGATTTAAGATCCATTTTTAATGAAAGTCAATCCAAAGTATCTGGGATAATTGGGTGGGCTTATGATGGAAATCCAATATATGGTCCATTT